AGTGGGATATACTACACTACATTAAAAAGAAGAGAAAATAATAGTTGAACATGTAAGTATTCCTTACAAGTTGAGTAAGAGAGGTAAGTGATTGCCTCTCTTTTTTTATTATTTATGATATCACCTCCTATCACCTTAAATCTCTGATAATCAACCGATAAAAGAAAGTGTGATAGAGTTATATTTGCTCTCCCCTATTCTTCGTACCTTTGCATCCGTAACGTTACAATAGTGTTAGTTAATATTAAGGATAACTTAAAAAGATTGTATCATGGAAATGACAGATGCAAAAGTAGTAGAGAAGAAAATCTACGAAGAGGGAAAGAAGCACGATGATTATGCTTCTAAGGCAACAGGCAACGCTGGTCTTACCCTTGGTATCATCGGCACAGCACTCGGTGCTGGTGCTTGGTTGCTTGGCGGTAACAACCGCAGCGTGTTTGGTTCACTCGGTGGCGGAAATATGCCTGAGAACGTGAACATCAACACTTACGGAGCTAACTCAAGCTCAAATCAGCCAACCGCCTTGCAGGTAATGGAGAAGGAATGCGATGATGAGGTAAAGTTGCTTACCTACATGTTCGGTATGAAGCTCGACACCGCTAACAAGTTCTACGCTATGCGTGAGACAGATGTTGCCGAGAAATTCGGTCTTTACAAGTCGCAGGTAGATGCTATCAACGCTGAGAACCGCCGTGCAATGCAGGCTGAGTTCGGTTTGTATAAGTCTCAGATTGATGCAGACTTTGGTCTGTACAAGAATCAGAGAGACCAGTATGACGCACTACAGGCTAAGTATTGCGACCTCGACAAGAAGGTAGCCGTTATGGAAGCCCTCACTCCTTACAAGGAGAAGCTTATGATGGCTTACGTTAACGAGAAGACCTGCAATTGCTTGCGTGGTCAGTTGGTACTCCCATCTACGCCAGTAATTTCGGGCTACGGCAGTTATGGCTGTAACTGCACCGCTCCTTCCACTCCCACTACAGGAGCGTAACAGAGCAAGAAAGTCTGTAAAAAGGACTAAAAAGAAATGAGTTGGTGAGGGGTGTTTACCCTCGTTGGTGGATGCCCTCTCACCTCTCTATAATATATCACCAACTTTAAAGATATTGATTGTTATGATGAATTTTGGAAACAGCCCATTATTGGATATGGGTACAAGTCAGCAGCAGCCGCAAATGATGGATGCTGAGCTACAGAAGATGTATGAGGCAATACAGCAGAAGCGAGCATCTATCAATATGCAAGCGCAGCAGTCTCCAACCCCTTTGTGGGATGAGATAGACAAAATTGAAGACAATCTTACAGGCGCACAACGTCAGTACTTGATGCAAAACCAGGAGTACGTTAATAGCTTGCAATATGTGTCTAAGCTAGTGCAAGACGAGGAATTGCGAATCATACGTCCTCGCATTGAGAGTACTCAGCAAGGACAGGAAGCATTGAAGAAGCACTTATCTTTGATGCAAAGACTAAGAAAAGAAGTAGCGCAAGCAGAAGAACTGAAATCTGCTATGCTCAACGATTATATGACTAACCATAGTGATAAGACTTGGCAAGAATATCTCGTTTGGTACAATAAAACACATAAAGGAGAAACTAAGAAATGAACGTAACAGAATTTAAAGAGAAACTGCTTGAATCGGTGGACGTTTGGGCAGATGCAAGAATAGACGATATGGTTAAGGCTAACCCGATGCTAGCCATACCATCAGTGTATATGAAACGTGCGGCGCATAATATCATATCCAAGAATAAGGATAAATGGGATAAATCGATAGACAACGCTACCCTATTTCTTGCTGATGAGAACGGAAACATAGATACCAACACGATATTTGAAGATATGATGCAGATGCTAAAATCCGTGGAAGATTACAAATTCGATGTAGGTTTTATTCACGGACATATCGACAAAGGAGTTGTGTCTATTGACCTGCCAGATGGAATTGCCACCGCTATTCTCTTTGGAAGCAAGCGAAGCATCAACTTCACAGAGGAGGACTTTGTAGAGTTGAAAGATTTGATAATAGGTTAAAATATATAAGATATGGAAGCAAAAGAGATTATGAGTAAGTTCGATGAGCTGTATGGAATGATGGCTTCATCAACAAACGTAAAGTATATGCACGTATTTGGAGATACGATGCGTTGTATGATGCAGGATATGGCAGCCAAACACCCAGAGTTGGCGCAAGAGTATCTTGATAAGCTTTGCGCTATCAAGTGGACAAACTATCTTACGAAGAAGGAGGCTTCTGAGATTGTAAACGGTATGAATCCACCAGTAACCTGGGATATGCAGACATGGATCAATGCTATGACCGGTCTCGGACTTGCAACAGAGGAGAAACCTTATTACAACGATTACGCTTTGTACGTTGCGATGAATCAGGTTGTAAGCGACCACGGATGCACCATTGCTAAGATACTCGGCAAGGAAGATGTTAAGGACATTGATACAGAACATCTGGTTAAGTATGCCCACAGCCTTGCGCTCGATTTGTTGAAAGACAAGGATGGTGTATACAACATAAGAGAGTATTTTCTGAAGTAACATCAAAAATATACGGTTATGAAAAAGGTATTCGAAGACATTATAGCTAGCAATGATATGCAGGCTATCAAGAACTGTGTTACGATCATGGCAGATTGTTGCGAAGTTGGAATGAATGACAGCGTAATGCTTGATATGATGAAGCAGGTTAAGGGAGAGATTGGCGCGTGTCATTATGACGAAGAAATGGCAGATATGCATCTTTGTCTCATAGGCCAGCTTCACACTAAAGATGTAGCCAAGGACTATTGGCATGAGGGTAAGAACGACAACATCAATCTCGAAGACTGGTGCGTTCTCTGGGGAGAAATGGTAAAGCGTAACGACGCAAAGATAAAGAAATGGTTCCCGAAGATCAACACGTACAACTACGAGCAAAAGATTTTCGATGAATGTATTTCCTTCATCGAAAGTGGCAGACTTCCATATTACGACTTGAATGTATAAAGTTTTTCGTTATTCTGAATGAAGTTTCGGTTTTTTTTGCTATATTTGCATCAAGAGACCGAAACTTTATTTTTATTTATTATTCAGGATAACAGATTATGATAGATTTATTAGATTCATCACAGATTCGGCAGATAGTGGTTACAATTTCCTCTGCTATACTTGCCTTTGCAACGCCAACTGAAGGTTTCGTGCTGGCGCTAGTAATTGCTTTCGGCTTCAACATCTTTTGTGGTATGAGGGCTGATGGAGTTAGTGTTGTACGATGCAAAAACTTTTCGGCATCAAAGTTTGTAAACGCCATACTTGAAATCTCGCTCTATCTTACCATTGACTATGTGATATATGGTATCATGATAGGCTGTAATGACGGAAATGAGGCTTTGTTTGTAATAAAAATGCTTACATACATTTTCTGCTATGTGTATCTATGCAACGCGTTCAAAAACCTCATCAAGGCATACCCTAAGAATGTAGCATTCAGAGTTATTTACTACATTTTGAGATTCGAGTTTGCAAAGGCATTGCCTAGTTATTGGAAACCGATATTGGAGAGATTGAATCAGGAGTTTGATAAAAAAGAGGAGGAAAACAAAAATGGAAGTACTAATTGATAGAGCTTGGAAAAAGGATGGATATACTATTAGCCGTCTGTACGTGAATGGAAATTTGTTCGGATGCAATACTCTTGAAGATACAGACAGAGGATTGAATCAAAAAATGGATTTGAACGAAATCAAAAACAAAAAGGTATATGGGCAGACTGCAATACCAATCGGCAGCTATGAATGCGTATATACCTACTCTAACAGATTCAAGAAAATGCTTCCATTATTGAAGGATGTGCCAGGGTTCGATGGTATCCGTATTCATTCCGGTAACTCTGCAAAAGACACAGAGGGGTGTATCCTTATCGGTAAAAACGATAAGAAAGGATGGGTTAGCGATTCTCGATTATGGACTAGCAAGCTCATTCAGACTATGAAGACAGCTTGGGATAAAAAGGAAAAAGTAACGATTGTAATTCAGTAGCTTATGAAACTGATTGATAAGATAACAAGGGTTGTAATTGCCATTGCAGTAGCAATGCTGATTCTATCAATGTTCTGTAGATGTAAGACGAAAGAACGTGTGATAGAAAAACAGACATACATCACTGATAAACGTAACGAGGCTAAGTGGGATTCACTCTTCAATGCAAGACTTATTAAAGAGTTGGAATCATATAAAGTATCGCACAAGGAATCCGTGAAGTCAACTACGAAAGAGAAGATACATATCAAGGATAGTACAGCTTCGAAGTATGACGCGAACGGCAACAAGGTTGGTGAGGATAAATTTCACTACGAATATCACGAAATATCGCAAGAGGACGTGCAGATACTAAGAGATAGTATTTCTAGTCTTAAGGAATACAAGGATAGTGCTGCGATATATCATAGCAAGTGCGACTCATTAGCCTCAGTGATAAGTAAAATATCGAAAGATAAAGCATATGTAGAGAAACAACTATCAAGGACTGACAGGGCATTTTTGAATATAGGTAAGATAGCTTCAGTTTGTCTTTTCATAGGCATTCTCGCATTTTTAGGTTGGATATACTGGAAATTAAAGCTACACAAACGTTCTTAGTTTTTTCTAATGTTTTTATTTGGTTATTAATTGATTTACAAGCAAAAAGGGGTGACCGCACGCGATGTGCAGCCACCCCTAAACATATAATAATGCACAGAAATTATTCTTCATCTCCCTGGAGGAACTTGATACCATACTTTGTCTCGTAGTGTTTCTGCTGATCTTCACTCAGCATCTTGGTTTCACTGTCGTAGAATATGGTCAGCAGCTCTCCGTAATCTTTGTCGTAGAAGTAGTTGTATTTATTGCAGAGATAGTTCCTTGCACAGAGGCATCTGCTTGGAATGGTCTTGAACTTGCGTTGTGTCTTCTGTTTAATTCCGTTCGCTGCTCTGTACCTGTCAAGCCTAAGCGTCTTTTTTAGAGATTCAGAACGTTTAGCTATTACCTCCGGTCTTACTATTGCCTGAGCACATTTCAACCGAAGTCTTTCTTCCGTTTCCTTGGTATGAGTAACGCCAAGCGACTTTGCTATGCTTGTTACACATGACTTTGTTATCCCAAGCTCTTTGGAAATTTCGGAAGAAGAGTAATCCGGATACAGCTTACGGACAGATTCCCTAATCTTCTCTCTTTGCTCTTTTCTTGCGTCCTTGAACGAATCCCCATGCAGCCTATGTAGCCACCAGTAAACAGTCTGTACTGCGCAACCGAAGCTCTTGGCCATTGCGTAAGGAGATTCGTAAGGGTGTTCCTTTATATATGTTTTCTGTTCATCTGTGATATTCATGTATTACTTTTTATCAGAAGAGCCGTAGCCGTTATCGCCGCGCTCTGTTTTACATAATTCGTCGGTCTTAAAGAACATGATGTTGTCACTTGTTTCTAGGTGGAATTGCACGATTTTGTCACCAACCTTATATCTTGGCATATTTGGAAACAAGTGATAGAATACGGCAGAAATCTCTCCCGTATATGGGTCATCGACAGTGCCTTCACAGTTACTGAGAATCATACCAGTCTTCCATACGGAAGAACGAGGACGGAACGTAAAGCACCTAGAAATTTCGGCAGGTTTGTTGCGGTTTTCAATCTGTAGCGCAAATCCGAGACCGTATTTCCATACGTTAGGCGCAACCTCTTCTTCTGATACGGCATAGCAGTCATAGCAGAAATCATCATCGTGCGCCTTAGTTGGTATAATAGCGTTCCCGTTGGTCTTTTTGAATAACACAGGCACACCAACAACCTCGGTGAATCTATCAAACTCAACACCATCAACGTTCACCTTTCCGTAGAACATATCGGCAGGGCGAGTCCAAACCTTGCACTCTCCATAGAGAGCCTGATAAACAACTTCCTTCTCCTGAGTCTCACTATTTGTAACCTCAGTGATAAATCTGTAATAACCTCCTTTGAAATGTCTAAAAATCTTTTCCATTTGATATTTAAATTTTAAAATTCATGTTTCTTGCAAACCTTATCACAAGATGTTTCGCAATCTTTTTTGTAGCACCATCCATTGCCTAAGATGTCTTCGCATCCCATCCAAAGGCAGTTACCACAACATCTTTCTTCTTTCATACGCTGTACTGTTTTAATCTTTCTGCACTACGATGAATATCTTTTAGCTTGAACGGATGCTTCTTATTGAGCTTTACCAATTCGTTAATAAGCTTACGAGCGTCCCATCGTGTTGTCAATTTTTTCGCCTTAGAGATGCGGTGGTCTAAAATAAAACCATGCCCCAAATCATGTATTTCTATTCTAGTTCTCCAATACAAGTTAGTCCAAGGAATATCTGTTCTAGCTTGCTTCATTATCTTCTTGGCTTGTCTAATCTTCATAGGCTACTTCTTTTTATTACAAGGGCAGCTCTCTGCGTGAATAACACAAACTCCGTGTTTCGTGTCCACTACCAGATAATCGTGCTCTTCTTCTGTGATTACAGATATACCAACTCTCTTTGCTGGTTTATTGATATTAGCCAATGAGCAAATGCCCTCACATATCAATGCACCAACAATCAGACACAAGACCAACCAAACGGCTGACTTGGTTAAGTCTAAAATCTTATTCTTCATACGCTACTTCTCCTTATCGAATTTATTGCCAACAACATAAGCTTCTAATAAATTAACAAATGGCTCGTAATTGTCAACTTTATCTAAACTCTTGAATGCAAACGCTCCTTCTTCTTCAAGAGAGTGTAAACTAAACTGTGTCAAGCTACAATAAAAGTAGTTTAACACAGTTTTTATATTATGGACAACTTA